ATTCTTTCGTGCCGGGAAATAAGTTACGTTTGACTATTTCTACTGCCTTGTCGTCGATAGTGTTATCAGTTGTAGCTGCGTAAGCTTCTAATAAATTTATTACTAGATTCTTTACTGCAGAGGTAGATAGAAATGTAAATAGAATTGGTTTGATAACTGCGATCATTAGAATAGTCCGAATTTCTTTTTAGTTTTTTGTTTAGGTGGTTTTATTGATTTGAGATATGCTGATATAGGTATGACGTCGTTACACATACTGGCTACACGTGATTTAGGTCGGATCATGAAGCCTTTAGCCTGTAAGTCTGCACATTTCAATGCACGTACAAGCTCGTAGTCCAGACGCATCTTTTCTTCTTGACGTTTAGCTATTGCTCTACATCTGTTTAAAGATTCTTTATCAAGAGGAACCATGAAATTAACTTGGAATCCCCAGTTCTCAGCTACTGTATAAGTTTGCTGAGTCATATCTTCATCGAATGGAGTCGTATGGTTTCCCATATAGAATGGTGAGAAAGTCATAGTACTTCCATTACACGAGATGTTAGGTCCGTAGTGCTGTCTCGACGGTGCTCCATTGTTCTGGAACATCACGGCTTGATTGGTTACATTTCCAGTCGCAGCCGCTACAGGATTACTAACATTGGTCTCTTCAGGAGTTTCAGCTTTAACTGGTGCTATTGCGAGAAGACCGATAAGGAGACCGTAGTAGCCGTAGTATCGATTTCTCTGTCTATTACCTCTACTGACAGCACTTGACTCGCTGCTCTTGTCACTATTTCTAGTGAAAATGGATCTCCAGCCGTATGTAGAGTGTAGATTGAATCTGTATCTACTAAACCTCCTGAAGATGCTGAGGTGTGGGTTATGTTTTCCCCAGACCATTTGCTTAAGGCTGAGCCATAGGTTGTTGTCGTAATTTCTTCGACAATATTCTGAGTCGAGGTTGTTGTGCTGTTCATCGAACCCTGAGTAAAATTCGGGGTCACTAATTCTGCTCTTGCTGCTGTGGGTGACAACAGAGCTAAGAGTATTAACCATTTGTTCATTAGTCTGTGTCTTGAATAAATTTAAAAAGGACAACAATAGTCAATCCAACGGTATAGCTCCATGCCATTACCTGTAAGAATTCATTCATGGTTTTGCTTTTGTGTCGCCGTTGCCGTTCTTTTTACCGTTGCCATTACCAGTCGATAATCCAAAAGTTGCGAGGGCGCCTGTAAAAATCGAAGCCGGAAAAGTTATATCCCCACCCGGACTTTTCTTAAACATAGGTATTTCTACGTAGTTTAAAGTTATGATAAATCCAGACCAAATGACTACTCCCAAACGCACCATGGCACCAAGGATTACCATCTGTTCTTCATGATCATCAACGTTCTCTTTCAACTTTCCGAAGAATCCTTTTTCTTTTTCTTTCGCTGCTCCTTCCATTTATTAACTTTAGCTTGTAGTTGTTTCTGAACCTTCTTCTTAATTGGTTCAAATAAGGATTGAGTAATAGTAGTCGTAGCAACTGCCACAACTGCTGTCGTGACTGCTGTAATAACTACTGCTGTTTCTGGTATTGGTACTTGAATATCAATAACAGGTACTTTTAAGCTTGGTGGCTCTGCTGTCTTCTCCTGCGATTTAACGCCCTCTGGAGCCTCTTGATCGCTTGGAGGTACCACAATAGGTTTATATGATGGTACCTGTGCTGAGGGTGGTTTAAACTCGATATAAGGGACGTCTAAGGCTTTAGGAAGAGTAGCTCTAGGTAGCTTCAATTACCAAGGAACACCTGTTGCTTTAGTAGGTGTTTTTTGTTCTGCAATTTGAGATGCTAATGCTGCTTCAATGTTTTCTACAGCCTTTTCATTTTCTGCATTAAGCTTTGCCTTTACCCATCCAATCACTGTCTCAGCAGTTAAATCAGCATAAGGTACAAGGGTTTCTGGTTTTTCTAAACCTACGGTTCCATATGCCCTCGCAGCATATGTACCGTCAGTTGCGTTTACGTCGTAATGGACTGTATAAACAAATCCATCTGCAGTTTCTCTTTCAAGAGTATTGATTGACCAAGTTGTTGTCATTGTTTTTTAATAAAATTAAGGGTGATTATTCTGATGATTCTGCGGGTGCAGGTTTATCAGCAATTAGTTTTGCTTTGTATGCATTTTTGACTGCTGTAGTCCACGCTGCTTTCGCAATCGCGGACACTTCTTTTGGCTCAGCAGTAAGGTCTGTAGCTACAAGTTTATCGTCAGCATCTAAGGTGCCGGGACGTAACACATACCTTTCAAATGATCTTGTTAACTCTTTACCGTCTTTAGATATAACGGTTGCTTTACGGACTTGAACCGCTTTGTATTTACCTACGACTTCTATTTTATCGTATTCTATTGCTTCACTTAAAGCCATGATTAGGAAAGCCCTCCGAGCTTAACTGGTTTACATTAGCTATAGTTTATAGACGTGCTAACGGTCTAATATAGTTAAGTAGCCCTAAATACCACTTGACCTATAAATCTTTTACCAGCACATTGAGCATTAGTTAAATTTGACCCTCCATCTTCACGTAAGAATACACCTGAAGTATTTACATGAAGAAGTACAGCTTTACCTATATCTGTAAATCCTACGCAACCACCTCCATGATTATCTTGCTGTGCCAAATAAGGAGCACTTATTTTAGCATGTTCTGCACCCTTAGCTGTACTGATACTCGAAGGAAAAGTAATATCAAACGAAAAATGAACAAACCCACCAATTTTTGTATATATACCAATATTGTTATATGTAAAACTTAAAGCTGGCGACACATCTGACTCATCAGTTGGGTTATGATTTCCTTCTTCGTAGTCGTCTAATGTATGATTTGCTCCTGCAGTAGTACCGAACTGAATACCTTTTGTGGCAGCCAGTTTGATGTCGCCGGGAAATTCGGCTCGATCACTATAACATTCTAATAGACTTGCATTGTTTGCTTTGTTTCTTACAAGAAGTGAATCGCTTCTAGTACGAATAGTACCTGTTCCATTATAAATAGATAATTCAGAATCATCGTGCCATATTTGTGTATCAGCATCAGTACCAAATTCTAATTTAGCGTTATCTTTTAAACGTAATAGTCCTTCTGATTTATCCCATATAACATCTTTACTACTGTTACCAAAAAAGGTTATATCACCAATACTGCTTATCTCGAACGCAGAACTACCACCTGCTTGTAAATATAAGCTACCAGAACCAGAGTTGATATAGTTATTACCTGAAGATCTACGTATTTGTAAGGCAGTACCACCAAACTTAAGATACTTTTCAGCACCTATGTTTATGTCACCTTGAAAGGTTGCTGCTCCATAGCTATCTAACAAGAGACGTTGAGTATTAGCTGTACTAAAAGCTAAACTATTATCTGCTGGTCTATAAATAGCTGCTGCTGTTGATGGAGTAGAGACAGTACCACCAAACTCAATATAATTATTAAATCTAGATGTACCATTAACTTCCAGTTTATGAGTTGGACTTGTTGTACCTATACCTACGTTTCCAGCATCATTAATGAAAAGTGCATTAGCTGTACTTCTCGTAGAAAGAGAGTATGTCTCAGCTCCTACCTTTAGGTTATGATAATGATTTTCTGCAAATTGTACTTGTACGTCATGTGAACCGTGTGAAGAACTATCAGTTCTACCAACACGTATTAAATTCGCTGTACCAGATCCAGCTATGTGTAATAATCTATTTGGACCATTTGTACCTATACCTACGTTTCCAGATGAATCTATTTTAAGTCTATCTACATTTCCAGCAGAACGGAAATGCATTGACCGATTACCATGATCATATATTATCTGCCCGTCACGATTACCAGCATCATCAGCAAATTGTATAACTCCTCCATTTGTCCCATAGATAGTCATCCCACGCCAACCAGCACCACCAATAACTAAATCATCTCCTTCTGTATGAGCTGAGTAGGTATGAGTTGCAGCGTCTCCTATAGATACTTTTCCACTACTTGCAATCTGTAAGTTAGGTGCCGCAGATGCATTAGTAATAAAATCCATACTGTTTGCATTACCAGCATGGTTATATCTAATAAGACCAATGTTTGCATCATCGGCATCTCCAAAGAATATATGATTATAACCACCACCACCAGACATAAATTGCAAGTCTGCTGATGTTGAATGTTCTATCATTAAACCAGAACCTGCGTTCTGTGGCT